GATGCGTATTGCTGTTGAGACCGACGTTCTCGGCAACATCCCTACCGCTGCAACGACCATTTTGGACAAGGCATCGGTTTCAGAAACAACCCTTCTGAACCACATCCTCGAAGCTGGCCGCAAGCTGGACGAATTAAACATCCCTGATTCGGATCGTTTCCTCGTTCTCTCGCCTCTCTACATCGAGATGTTGAAGAAGTCGGAACTGCGTCAAGCTTACTTGACCGGTGACGCTGCTTCGCCACTCCGCAACGGTAAGGTTGGTCAGGTTGACCGCTTCACCATCTATCAGTCGAACTTGCTTTCGATTGGTTCGGGCGGCGACGCTGGCAAGACGTTCTGCCTTGCCGGTCACCCTAAAGCTACCTGCTTCGCTTCGCAGTTCGTGAAGACTGAAACAGTTCGCTTGACCGACACGTTCGGCGACGGCATTCGCGGTCTGAAGGTTTACGGTTACAAGGTCGTTGTTCCTAACGCCCTCGTCACCATGAAGCTCAAGACGACTGCCTAATAGGATTGGGGCGGGGGAAACCTCGCCCCTCTCTTCATAGGTGAGGGCGGAGCAGATACCGCCCTCTACTCTGCAGAGAACGAGGTACACCGTGGAAAAAGCTATTGAAGACATGAGCAAAGACGAGCTCGACATCTACGCACGAGACAAGTTTGCCGTAGAGCTCGACAAGCGTCGCCGTATTGAGGATCTTGTTGAGCACGTTAAAACGCTCGTAAATAACAAGGGCAAGGTTGTTGAAGCTAAAGTCAAAGCTGAGCGCAAACCAAAAATCGTGCGCCATTTGAAAACGGGTGTGGAATGGTTCTGGAGTCCTCTATATAAGGGCAATCCAGATCTTGAAGTTATTGAGTGGGAATAAACTAAATGGCGACGACCAAAGCTGTTGATCTAATCAATCGGGTTAGCATCACACTCCAAGATCCAACGTATGTTCGTTGGACTCAGAGTGAGTTGCTGAACTACCTTAATGATGCACAGCGGCAGGTCGTGCTGTTTCGCCCAGACGCGAAGTCGGTTAACGCTTCGTTTACATGTGCTAACTCTGCTAAGCAGACACTGCCTGCAGACGGACTTCGCCTCATAAGTGTGCTTCGAAACACTGCCGGTCGAGCAATCACTAAGGTTGACCGCAGCATTCTCGATGTCCAGCTTCCAACTTGGTACGAAACTGTAGTAGGTAGTGACGGCGTAAAGCACTACGTCTACGACGCGCTAGACCCGAAGAACTTCTACGTCTTCCCCAAGCCTGCTGCGTCTCACCCTATCGATATCATCTACGCGATGGCACCGGTTGATATCGTTGTTTCGAACTACACGACTGACACGCAAGTGATCGGCATCGACGACATCTACGCAAACGCGCTGATGGATTACATGATGTACCGCGCTTACCAGAAGGACAGCGAGTTCGCTAACCTCAACCGTGCCGCTGTGTACTATCAGGCGTTCACGACGTCTCTTGGTATCAAGTCGCAGGCAGATGGCGGCTTACTTGAAAGCATGGAAGCGCAGAAACCACGGCGTACCGCTCAGTGAAGTACAGCGACCTCTTCGTCTACGTCCTGAGCGAGGCTCCGTCCTGCCCTGAGTTCACCGCTGAGAGGGCTATCAGAGACACCTGCATAGACTTCTGCGCACGCACAGATCTATATCGTGCAGAGCCTCAGACGCTAACTGTGACAAGGGGTCTGACGGACTACGAGCTCGACGCGCCCACTGGCACTGAGCCCAATCATGTGAAGTCGATCCTGCGTGACGGTCGACCGCTGGAGGCTGTTCCTTATGAAGACGCCTTCATGAAGATCGAGCTGTCTGATTTCGGTCCAGCAACGTACTTTTCGCAATACGACAACCGTAACGTCTTAATTGGTCCAAGGCCAGAAGGACGGGAGAGCCTCAAGGTTTTGTACACGCTGAAGCCCACACAGTCCTCAACGACGATTCCGGACACCATTGGTCTCGAGCATCGTGAAACGCTGGTGGCTGGAGCTCTGTTCCGCCTGCAGATGATGTCTGGACAGCCTTGGATGGATGGCGGCGCTGCTGGCGCTAACAGACAGCTTTACGAGCGCGGCGTTGCTGCAGCTATGCGTCAGGCCAAGTACGGCCACAGTGGCGCTGCACTTACGGTTAAAGCAAGAGAGTTCATCTAATGGCGTATTCAGAGACCATATACCTCGTTCAGGGCGACACACTGCCACAGCTCAAGGTCACTGTGCGTGATCGCAATGAGGCCGCTGCAGGTAAAGTACTTGACCCAGAGGATCAGTCCACTTGGGCGCTGGTTAACCTTACCGGCAGCACTGTTCGCTTGCGCATACGTGAGGTGGGCGGCACCTCAGTCAAGTCAACACTCATCGGCAACAACACAAACCCACTGATTGGTGAGGTAGTGTTTTTGTTCGATGCATCTACGCTCGATACGGCTGGCGTATTTGAAGGCGAGATCGAATACACCTCCGGCACTGGCGGCATACAGACTGTATACGAGCTGATTAAACTTCAGGTTCGCGAACAGTTTTCTTAAGGAGTAACCAATGGCAGATGCCGGTGAAACTGAAAGTGTTGATGCTGTCCGGATGGCGGCGACGCTCAAGTACGCAGAGCTGTCAGCCGCTACAGAGCAAGCTGAGCTTAAAGCAGAGACCCGCTACAAACTACTAGCGTCTGCAAGTAAGTATGTGACCCTAGCGACGCAAAACGCATACGTGCGTCTTGCTTCACGCCTGTCATACATCGACATAAAAGCCATTGCTCAGCTTGGTGATTGGCTTGTCTTTCGCGTCTTTACTGATGCAACGCAGGCTCTTGATCAAGTACTGCGCTTATTTGGCAAGAGTTTGTCGGATGGTGCGTCAGCTAGTGACGCCGCACTGAAATCATTCAGCACGACGCGAAGCGATCAGGCTACGGCTAGCGATGCCATGTCTCGCCAAGCAGGTAAGGTACTGGTTGACGCTGTAGCTGGCGCAGATGCTGCAAGAAAGACTTCCAGCAAGATCCGTACCGAAGTCCTGTCTGCATCCGATATCTCAATCAAATCGCTTGGGAAAGCGAGTAGTGAGCCGGTTTCCGCAACGGACGTCCTGCTGAAGACGATGGCGTTCTCGCGGACATTATCCGAATCTCCGCGTGCCATAGACCTTGCCGCGAAGACATTTGGTAGGGGTCTAAGTGATCTTGCCGCCACGACGGACTTCACAAGCACATCGTTCCAGAAGGAGCGGGTCGACCAAGCGTCTGCTACTGACACCAGTGTACGAACGGCAGGAAAAAATCTTAACGACGTTGTTCCAACAGTCGACTCAAAAATAATTGATTTAGAAAAGTCTTTAATCGACGCCGGTCTTGCAGCCGATCTCGCGGAAAAGCTTTTCTCAAAGTCGGCTTTAGATGCTGTGGAGGCGAGCGATGTTCGCACGCGCTCCTTTGGCAAAGTTATATCGGATCTGGCCTATGCGACAGACGACGTTAACGGCGCTTCTGCTGATGATGATCAGACAATACAGTTCTTTAAATCGCTTGCTGAAACAGCTTTTTCCGCCGACATCATCTCGATTGTATCGAGCTACTCTAGGGTGTATAGCGATTCAGCTTATGCATCGGATGTACCGGAAAAATTATTTGGTAAATCTCGTGCAGATCAAGCGGTGACATCGGACTCTGGCTTTGTTAAAAGCCAAGGGTACTGCGATATCGATTACTTCATGGAGGATTACGTGGGCGCTACAAGAACATTCTGAGGTTAAAAATGAACACGAACGAAATGATCAAGGCCACTGGCCGACTGAATATCCAAGTCATCGGTCCTGATGGCATGATCAAAGATGAGCAGACCGTAGACAACTTGGTTGTCAGCGTTGGTCTGAACTTCATCGCAAGCCGCATCCGCGATGCCAGTGCTACTGTAATGTCGCACATGGCTGTTGGATCTGGCACTGCTCCAGCAGCAAGCGGTAACACTGCGCTTGGTACTGAGCTTGGTCGTGTTGCCTTGACCTCAACCACAGCCACCAACAATGCCGTTGCATTTGTCGCTACGTTTGGCGCTGGTGTCGGCACTGGCGCTGTTACAGAAGCTGGTCTCTTCAATGCATCAACGGCTGGCACCATGCTTTGCCGTACCGTCTTCGGCGTTGTAAACAAAGAAGCGGCAGACACAATGTCGATCACTTGGACTGTGACCATCGGCGCTGCGTAATTTTTTTGAGGCGAGTTAAAGATGGCAACTATTGTTACGCGGTCCGGAAAAGGCTCGCCTCTTACCAACAATGAAGTTGATGCAAACTTCACGAATCTGAATACGGAGCTGGGGACGAAGGCTAATACCTCGTCGCTAGCTACCGTAGCAACTACTGGCGCGTATGCTGATCTTACCGGCAAACCCACTTTGGTGGACGCCTCCAATGTTGCTATTACTGGTGGATCAATCACCGGAACGACGATTGACAGCATCACCAACCATGTTGGCGCTGACCATATCCACTACAAAATAAAGGCCACACAAATTCTCGCTAAGGGCGATGTGGTTAAGGTGGTTGGATTTAACGCTGGCGAAAATGCCTTTGAAGTCGCCAAGGTGTCGGCTTCAACTGACATCGCTGTTGGTGTTGTGTACAGCGCATTGGCTAGTGGCGCACTGGGCTCAATCATCAATACCGGATTGCTGGAAGGTATAGACACCTCTGCCTATGCAATTGGCACAACGCTATATCCAAACACGTCTGGTGGGTTCACCAGCACAAAGCCGACCTCTGGCCGTTATCAGGCGCTAGCGTTTGTCGTTCGTTCTAACGCGAACAACGGCACGATCCTGATCGAAGCCAGCGAACCACAGTCGACTAGCTTGAGCCAGTTCACGAACGACAGCGGATACATCACTGGTATCAACAGCGGCAACGTCACAACCGCCCTTGGCTACACGCCAGCCAACCGTGCTGGTGATACGTTTACAGGGCCAATTACGGTAAACAGCGGGGCCAACCAAGCTATCTTGGGAAGTGACGGTGCGATAGAGCTAACTCGCGGCGCTGGCGGCGCTTACATCGACTTCAAAGACAGCACGGCTGAAGATTTTGATGTGCGCCTACAGGCGTCGGGAAGCCAATTAAACATTTCAGCCGCTGGTGGTTTAACCCTTAACGGTGCGGGGGTTCTTACTGGCATTACGTCTGGTCAAGTGACTACTGCCCTTGGCTACACGCCTTACAACGCCACTAACCCTGCTGGCTACATCACTTCGGCTGGTTCAATCAGTGGCAACGCAGCTACTGCGACAAACATTTCTAACACTGGAACGGTAACGCTTGCCTCTGCCACAGAGAGCAACTCGATATACGCAACAGCTCCCTCGTATACCGCCGACCAACCAACTAAGCTGCTGAACTTTGATTGGTACAGCAACGTATTTTCAATTGGAAACATTCGCGGCGGGTCAACTAATTCCAACGGCTTTGGCGTTTACTACACTGCGTCTGGCGGCTCACGGTCTGAAATTGCAAGGTTCTTGACCAACGGAAACTTGGGGCTTGGAAACGTCAGCCCACAATCTCGTTTCACCATAGGTTCGGCACAGGGTAATAGCCTAGAATTTACATATTCCAGTGATAATGCTTACAGGAATATTATTGCAAATTACTGGAATTCTGGCGCTGATACCAGAATGGATTTCAATATAGGGCGAACTGGAAATGTTGCGCCCGTTACTGTGATGTCGGTTGGCTATAACAGCAACGTTGGAGTTGGAACGACTGAGCCAGCAGGCAGAATACACAGCGTAAGCACATCCGCCTTTACGGCACCTAACCTCTTATGCACTGACACAGTAAGCAACTTCCGTATTGTCTTTAACACTGGTGCTTATGCTGGAGTTCCCGCCAACAAGCCTTGGCTGCACTCATACGACGATATCTACATAGGCTCAGATGCGAACGTAACTACACGTTTTATGAGCGGCGGAGCCACGAATTTAGCAGTAGCTAGTACCGGCATCGTCACAGCGGCAACTGCGTTTAACGCGCCGGTCTTTACCGACAGCTTAAATTCGGCTTATTACGTTGACCCCAACGGCAATTCAAACATCAGCCAATTAATGACAACCGGCGCGGTTGTAATTGGCGGTGTGTTTGCCAATAACAGTTACGGTACAGCAGGCGCTCGCCTACTCTTTGGGGGCGGCAATGAACCAGATACTTACTTCATCGGAACAAACATAGAAAACTACGGAGGTAACTACTCCAAACTGGACCTCCGTTGGCACACCGGCATTCGTATTGGCGCACAGCCCAGCTACGGCGGCGTTCGGTTCTACGATACGGAGGCCCTTGGGACGCAAATCTTTGCCATAGGTAAAGATGGTAGTTACGCTCAAGCAAACCAAAGCATGAGAGCACCTGTCTTTTATGATTTGGACAACACTACTTATTATATTGATCCTGCAAGTGGCTCAAACCTAATAGGGCAAGTCCAGATTAACGGCGGCACTACGATGTCGGGCGGGTGGAATAGGGCGCTATACCTTGCATCCCAATTCCCCGTCATTGTGATGAACTCAGGAAGCGTCAAGTATTCAGGCATTGGCGTCGATTATTCTGAAGCTCAGAGTGGCATGGTGTTCTGGGTTAACGGCAACAGCGCCGACATAACCAACGGCTCTGCGACAGCAGCGTTGCGGATAAACACGGGAAACTATGTCGTAGCCAATGATTTCCGTGCGGCTATTTTCTACGACACCAACAACAGCGGTTACTTCCTTGACCCCGCTGGTAGCTCAAATCTTGTCAGCGTTCAAATTAACGGAACATTGGATGTCCGTGATAGCAACGCTCAATTTTGGCGGTCAACGAACGGCGCATATCAACGGGTAGACACGCGCACTGAAGCAACGTCATTATCCCGCGCTCACTGGTATGGTGTCAGCAGTGCGGGTGGCACAAGCAATTTCCGTCACGCTTGGTATGACAATGCCGCCTATTTCAACGTCACAGCACAAGATGGCGAAATCATTTTTGAAAGGACGGCTGGTGACACGATTGTTCGTTCAACTGGCTCATTCCGCGCACCTATCTTTTACGATAGCGACAACACTGGGTATTACCTTGACCCCAACGTAGGTTCGTCTTTAAATGTTGCGACCGTAAACGAAATATATACCCATGGGTGGTTCCGCAACCACAACAGTAGCCAAGGTATCTACAACCAAGCTACTGGGCAGCACTGGTATTCGGACAGCGGCAACTACTGGA